CACGATCAGCCGCCATGCGGCAATAGGTCTGGTAGAGCCTTTTGGGCGGCATTGAAGCGCTGATCTCTTCGATGATGTCCATCTCGCCTTTGGTCCAGCGTTTCGCCCGCCTTTTAATCAGCTTCAGGTGGCATGACTGGCCGCAGGTGATTCGCTTGCTTCTGCGATCACGTCCGTGCTTGAGCTGGGGGATGTCAAAAATTGATTCGCAGATGACGCAGATGCGCCGCTTGCTTGAACCTTTCACAATGCGTTGATGGTGATGATTGCGCCAGTTAGTTCGCCTTCGTTGGCGTATTGCTTGGTAGCCATAAGGCTTGCCACCTGAGAGTCATCCTTAAACAAGATGCCCGTGCATCCGTCCAGTGTTGAGCGCACCAGCTTGTCAATGTCTGGCTTGGTCATTTTGACCATTGGAGCATTCGGCTTGAGCAGCCCCTTGCTGTTGTAGTGCGATTTGGGGCGCTGGAAAAGAAACGTGATTCCGACGTAGACCGGATCAGTTGTTAGCTCCCAATCGGCCTCAAGTGCTGCCTGGCTGACGGCAAAGCGCCACGGCCTGACCTTTTTGGATGATTCAACCATCCGGCCATTGCCAACATGTCGCTTGCTGCCTTGTGGTGCTGGCTCAATCCCTTGGACTTGGAAGATCATCCGAACGCATGAAGCAGTTTTCAAGATGGATTTTGTCTTTAAGCCGTTGGTGGTACAGGCTGCCCTTGATTTCCTCTTGAGTAAGGGTCAGCAGATACACCGTCAGCTCAGCGATGGCGTCTCTGTATTGGTCTGGCTCCCATAGGTCGTACTTGGCCAGGATGGCTTCAATACGGTCGTCTACGGGAGTGCCAGCCATCAGAACTCTGCTTTCGGCAGGGTTACCCGCCAATACTCCGTCTCTCTTTTAAGTGCTACGCCCTCGAACTGCTCAAGTTGCTGCAGTTCCTTCACGGCATTGCTGTAGTGCCAACTTGTGCGGGTACAGCGGGACACCTTGACGGCATCGCTGACGAGATTGCCCTCGCCGTCTTTCAGGTCGTCCAGCTCGCCAGTGGCGTACATCAGGGCTAGGTCGTCCATGAGCACTTGGAGGGCGTCTTCATGGCGCTTGATTTCGGCTTTAGTGCTGGCAATGGCGCCAAGCAGAAGGCTGGGGTTGGTCATGGCAAAACAAAGAAAAGGCCCCCGAAGGAGCCGGTGATCAGAACAGGAGGCCGAGGCAGAAGCTAACGGCGGCGATCAGCAGAGCTGCTGTGATCTGTTCTTGAGATTCGTTCACTTGCTGTTGCAGTGATTCAGTTGCGCCTTGTTGCTCGGTGATCAGCTGCAAAAGCTGAGCCTTGGTGGCGCGAGAGAGGTTGGTCATTGGTTCATTGCGCGGGAAGGCATCGCTGCCCGAAAGGAGTATACCCTAAAACTCAGGCTGGTTCAAGGTCAGGAACGCATCCCTCGCCGCCTGCCACTCGATATACGCCTGGTCCACGTCAACCTTCTGCAGCGTCGTTCCCCCAGGACGGCTCCACAGCACAGCCGCCTTCTGCACATACAGCCGCGGCCAGTGAATAGCCAAAAGCCCTAGGTACCCACCAAGCTGCGTGCTCACGTCATAGGGGCTGGCATCGGCCTTGCCCTGGGTCTTCAGGTCCACCAACACAAGCTGCTTGTGGTCATCCTTCCGCCGCAATAAACAGTCAAACGACCCAGCAATCGAGCGTTCAATGTCCGCCAAGCGGTATTCACACGCCAGCGCTTCGTAGTTCTCCCACACGGAATGCTCAATCAGCGGCTCCACCCATTCCGCGTATTCCGCTGGGAAGTCCCCAGGGTCACCAGTCGTCAGAAACGTCTCCAACGCCAAATGCACTGCCTTCCCACGCGGCTCCCAGATGTGCTTCGTCTCCATAATCCGCTTCATCGCCCACGGATCCTTTGTCCCCTTGCACACCTTCGTGACTGAGTGATTCAGCCATTGCCCCGTTGGTTCCCACTGATAACGGTGCGCTTCCTCGTTGAACGTGATTGGCAGGGGCTTGAGCCACCGCGAAGTCTCTGGGGTCTGTGATTTGGACTCGTTCTGGTGTGGGCTCATCTCTGAGAAGGTTGCGGTACGGGCGTGGTGTGAATCCTGGGATTCGCTTTGCGTCTTCCATGCTGATGCGCCAACCCAGAGATGGCACGTCCAAATCTTGCAAAGTCCAATGACCAGCGTCGATGCCTCTACGAAGCAGGCGCTGAACTTCGGCTAGGTCAAATGCTGGTTTCATTCTTCGTTCAAACGAAACTGTTGGCATTCAGCAAGCAACTTTGCTGCCATATCTGGGCGCAGGAGTCCCATTTCTCTTGCTGAATACACAATCAAATCCCAATCATGCGCGACATAGCAGGCAATGGGAACGTTCTTACCTGTTTTGGTCGGGAACAGCAGGGGGAACCCGCGACTATGGCGTTTTTCGCTTAAGTATCCGTTGCTGTATTCGGGATTCTTGTCATAACGAAGTCGATAGGCAGCCTTCGTGCGTTTACCTAGCTCTGCTTCACGGTTTGTGACCAGCTTTGAAAGATTTGAGTCGTTTAATTGCAGGAAGAACTCTGTGACGCCGATTGGTATTTCGGGATCAACAACGACTCCCATGAAACGAGGTAATTTATCAAGCGGAGAGAGCACAGATGAAGTACCCGGCAGCATTCCGGTTACAGACTGAACCGCACCAGATTTGAGGAGCAAAAGATCGCGCTTCAGCTCAATTTCCATGCGCGCATCAATTAGCGCAGGTGTATGCGTCGCAATCATTTGATGTATTTCACTTACAACTTTTGCGGCAGTTCCAATAGCTTCTATCGGGCTGAAAGCCAGCGGCTGATTGTCTTCGGCTAGTGATCTGCGCTCAAGTTCTTCCAGAAACCAGCGATCCATGAAGACCGCAAATGGTGCGCTTATCCAACGGGCAAGATCGACTGCAACCTGGGGATGGATCCAAGTGCCTTGATTGGCGCCACCTTTTGTCGTGAGACACAGGTTGGAAACGGTAATTCCCGTTTCGGCTTCCAAGACCTCTAGGTATTCAGTTGCACGGTCAGTTCGCCAATAGTCATGCCATTGCTTTTCGTTAGCACGGCACATTGCCGTTGCGTTGACGTAGCCATCCGTTGTACGGCGAGCTATGGGCGTGCCATTCCAGGCACGAGTGATGAGATCGGGCATTTTTGTTGAGGTAGGCCCGATTCCTTGCTAGGGGGACCGGGTAGTGCAGGAAAGTTAGAAGGTCTTTGACAATTTGACAAGCCTTTCGGTGCGACGAAAGTCAGCCGCTACGCCTAAGCCAGACAGATCGCGCCAAATGAATGCAACTAGTCACAACTTGATGCATATGCCATCTGGTGCCATCGAGTGCCAAAAACCTTGTGGATTACGCTCCAAAGCGCTATATTCAATTCGCTAGGGGGCCGCAAGGTCTTTGAAGGGGCGGGGCTTTTGGGCTCTGCCCTTTCTGCTTTTAGATCTCACGCCACATGCGCTCGCGGTCGGCCTTGTCGCGTTCAGCAGGTGCTAGCGGGTGCAGCACATACCGGGCGGCAAGCGGGCTCTTCGGGTCGTCAGCGCCAACATTCGGGCAGAAGGTCATGAACACGCCCTGCTCGTCGTACTTGCCAATGGGATGCCCGTAGCAGGCATCAGGCGGGGCGGTACGGGTGGTGGTGACACTGAAGCTGACCTGACGGGTCTTGGAATCAGCCACCTGCCAGACGTACTTGCCTTTGGCGTCGGGGGAATAAAGCTTCATGGTGATCAGTCGTTTTCAATCCAGCAGCCAAGATCGGCGCTCCACACGCGCCCAGCAGCCTGCGTGACGTGCTGTTCCAGATAGACCTCGTACTTGCCGTCCCGAAGCCAGCGAAACAGGTCAGGAAGGCTCCCGACGAACTCCCCGGCGGTCTTCCTCCGCTTCTGCTCATCAATCGCCCTCTGAACGGCTTGCAGGAGGGTCTGAGGGCCTTCAAGGCCAACGATGGACTTCCACTCGTCAAACGCTTTGGGCTTCGTCTGAGATGAGACACGATCGGGAGCAGATTGATACAGCTTCCACAGTTCCTCAAACTCTTCGCTGTATGCGGCACGTTGCCGCTTTTTGCCGCGTTTTGCGGCAGGCTCGGGATTTTCGTTATTTTTTTTCTGACCGTTCTTATTATTAATACTTAAATACTCTTCTTTATTAATACTAGAAGAAGAATTAGAGGCTTCGCTCCCCTCCGGTCGCTCCGCCAGCGTAACGTCCCTGTCAACCCCTAGGGCGATTAGATGGAGGCAAAACCCAGACAGAGACATGTAACTGGGCTTGTGACGCATTACCACGGACCCCAAATCATCGGGAATCCTCAAGTCGGCGCGTAGCGGCATTTTGCGGAAATGTGCGGGAAAAATCGGAAATCCGCGGAAATTTGCGGAAATGTGCGGCAAGGCACGGCAGAAAGATTAGCCATCAAAAAATTGGCTGGCAACCATCGCAGCGCACGATTTTGGCAGTCTCATCCGATCTCTTTGAGCCTTAAGCGTCTCAACCGCGTCTCAAAAGAACGCACATCACCAATTTGGGTTTATCCTGTTCACATCGGTTTTTATTTCAACCTTGGCGCGTTCTACCGCCGCTGAAGTCAACTTCCGTGTTGACACCATTTACGGTCTTTTGACCGAAGGAAAATCACGCGGGCAAATTATTCAGTTCGTTGCAGAACAGTGGAATATTGATGCTCGGCAAGCTGATAACTACATCAAAAAGGCTCGCATTCGTCTTGAACAGGATGCTGATATGGCGCGCCCTGCTTGGCTCGCTGAAGCACTCGGCAGACTTCGTACCTACGAACAATCGGCTTATAAACGCGGGCAAACGCAAGTCGCCCTGAACGCTGTTCAACTTCAAGCCAAGCTCATCGGCTTTGATTTATGAGCCTGCTGGCTAATGCACCTGGCGGCAATCTCCTTGAACCGCCAACGGCTCAGCTCACTGGCCCGCCCGCTCAGGAAACCCTGGCCCGCATCCGGCAAACCCTTCTGCCGCATCAGATCGCCTTTTGCGATGACACCGAACACCGCAAGCTCGCCCTTGTTTGTGGGTTTGGTGCTGGTAAGACCCATGGCCTAGTTGCCAAGGCTGTTCACATGGCAGCCCTCAACATCGGCTATGTCAGCGCCCTGTTTGAGCCTGTCGCCCCGATGCTGCGCGACATCCTTCAGCGCACGATGGATGACCTTTTGGAGGAATGGGAGATCCCGTTTGATTTCCGCGTCAGCCCGTTGCCGGAATACACCCTGCATTTCGCGGAGGGCAGCCACACCATCCTTCTGCGGACCATGGAAACGTGGAACCGGATTCGTGGCCAGAACCTTTGTGCCATTGGCTTTGACGAAGCGGACACGGCGAATAAGCGCACGGCAGAGCAAGCCACACGCATGGCGCTTGCCCGTCTTCGTGATGGCAATGTCCAGCAGTTCTATGCCGCCACCACGCCCGAGGGCTACGGCTGGGCCTTTGACACCTTTGACCGCAATGCTGGGGAAGACACGGCGCTGATTCGTGCGCGCACCATGGACAACCCGCACCTTCCTGCTGGGTTTGTAGACAGCCTGATGGCGAATTATCCGCCGCAGTTGATCAAGTCATATCTACAAGGACTTTGGGTTAATTTGAATACGGGGCAGGTCTATGACCGCTTTGACCGTGCCAAGCATGTTGTGGCCAGCGTGGCTGACTTCAGTGGTGAGCCGTTGCGGGTAGGCGTTGACTTCAACGTTGGCAACATGTCGGCAGTCGTCACGGTGCGAAATGGCAACAAGCTGACGGTGGTGGACGAGATCAGCGGCGCGCACGACACGGACGCCCTGGCCCAGGAACTGAAACGGCGCTACCCGATGCACCATATATATGTGTACCCCGACGCCTCAGGCGGCAACCGCAGTACCAATGCCAGCCGCACCGACATTCAGATTCTGGAAAGCTACGGGTTCAGCAATCAGTCGGGCCGATCAAATCCTGCCGTTCGTGATCGCGTCAGTGCTGTTCAGGGTCTGCTGGAAAACGGCAAGGGCGAAGTCCGGCTCAGCGTGGCTGAGGGTTGTGCGCGGTTGATCGAGTGCTTGGAGCTGCAGAGCTGGACTGAGAAGGGCGAGCCTGACAAGGAAGGCGGGCACGATCACATGGTTGATGCGCTGGGGTATGTGGTGTGGCGTGAGTTCAACCCGCTGCATCAGGGCGCTGGCCGCGGCACGGGCATCAGGCTATATTGACCTCAACGGCAGGCCCTGTCGTTTGCTGTCATTTGGTTGGATCTGGCGGAATAATGGCTGGGTGATACCAGTTCACCGTCACGACTGCTCTCCCCGAGCATGGCCGATTCGCTATCAGCGTCTAACGGGATCTACTTCAAGGTCAGCTATTAGGGATTGAAGTCGGGAACACGCGTGCTCAAGCGGGCGTGCCGAGGGATATTTCAGGGCGGGAGAGCCTTCGCTTCGGCGGGGGTTTTCTTTTGCCTGTTGACAAAGGCCTGGGGTATACCCCATAATTAGGTCAACGGGGGCGACCCCACCCACACACCAGACAAATGACCCGCACTTCCGTCACCGCCAACATGACCGCCGCTGAGCTGGCCGCATGGAAGGCAAACAACCGCAAGCAAACCGGCGCTCCCGTGATCATCGCTGCCGCCGCTAAGCCTGCTCGCAAGTCCCAGCGTCAAGAGTGGCAAGAGTTCCAGGCTGAAACCCTTGACATGATCGAAGCCGCCAAGCGTGAGTGTCACTTCCACATCCTTCCTCAACTGATCCAGCGCTTGAACACTGCAAACGAAATGCTCAACAACCGCGCACTGTCCTGAACCTTGCCGCCCCCGTAAGGGGGCCTCTTTATGGACTTCACTTCTCAGCCACGCTTTACATACGACGACTACATCGCCCAAGGGCTAGTGCCTCCCTGTCGCCGCGCCCGTTACATCCCTTCGTCGTCACCGCACGCTAAAGGCGATTGCTGGCTGCCTGACGACTCAAATGGTGAGATTTTCGTGGCTTGGGAGCAGCAGGTGATGCACACAGGCGGGCGTACTGAAACCCGCCTCTGGTGGGTGCCGCGATCTGAATTACGACCAGAGCAGCTACCGTAAGGCCGCCGCACATATCCGATGGCAACTTACCTCTGGCACGAAATGGAAGCTGCTTACGACGCAGCCCAAGATCTTGACGCCCAGAATTTCAGTCAACCCGCCGCGGCCATCCTGTCTGTTATTCAGCAGTGGCTCTATGAAGAAGGCTTTGACGAAGCTGCCGATTCCCTAGACGAAGAAATCTTTCACGCCGAAGAAAACGACTAATCTGCTGGGTCGGTTCTACCCGTAAGGCTGAACGCCGTGTGTGGCGGTATCGGAGGCCCAGCCAACATTCAGCATTAACCTAGAACCATAGAATTTGTGCATGGCTAGGCGCGCAAGATGACTTACACCGGTTTCAAGCGTTACGACCGGAGCATTCAGCGCCAAGCAACGCAGGTGCAGGATCCGTCTGGCGCTTGGGCCGCGATGGAGCCCCACTGGATCTTGATTGAAGATCTGATGGAGGGCACTTACGGTATGCGGCGCAAGCATCGCCGGTACCTGCCGCAAGAGCCACGCGAACTAGACGAAAGCTTTGATAACCGCCTAGCCCGTTCTGTTTGCCCGCCTTTCTACCAACGTCTTGAACGGATGTTGGCTGGCATGTTGACGCGCAAGCCGGTCAAGCTGGACAACGTCCCAGACCAAATTCGTGAGCAGCTGTTTGATGTAGACCTGCAGGGAAATGATCTAAACATCTTCACCTATGAGTTGACTAGGAAGATTGTTCGTTATGGCCACGTTGGCGTCTTAGTTGATTTCCCAACTGCCACTGACGACGAAACACAAAACATCACCGATGTAGCCAGTCTTCGTCCGTACTGGGTTTGCTACACCCCGCGGGACATTCTTGGTTGGCGCTCTGAAATCGTCAACGGCGGCCAGCAGCTGACCATGCTTCGCCTAATGGAGCGCGTCGTTGTTCCTGACGGTGAATTTGGCGAAAAGTACGTTGAGCAGATCCGCGTGCTGCGTCCTGGCTCTTATGAGCTGTACCGCCAAAGCGAAGACAACGGTGATTTCGAGAAAGTAGCCGAAGGCCAGACCAGCCTTGATTACATCCCATTTGCTGTTGCTTATTCCAACCGTGTTGGGCTGCTTGAGTCACGCCCGCCGATGGAAGACATCGCAGAGCTGAACCTCAAGGCGTATCAAATCCAGAGCGATCTGGACAACATGCTGCACATCAGTGCAGTGCCGATGCTGGCGTTCTTTGGGTTCCCGAGTTCTGCTGAGGAAGTCTCTGCTGGTCCTGGTGAAGCAATCGCATTCCCTGCTGAAGGCCGCGCTGAATACATCGAGCCTGACGGCAAGAGCTTTGAAGCGCAGTTCAAGCGCCTTGAGCAACTCGCCGGTCAGATCAACGAACTCGGTCTGTCTGCTGTCCTGGGTCAAAAGCTCAGCGCCGAAACAGCTGAATCGAAACGCATTGATCGCAGCCAAG